TCCTATTGGACGGAAAATGAAAGAGAGGGACTCAAGATAGCGACTCATTTAGTTCTGTCGAATGGTTATGAAAGTAGTGGCTATGGATGTATGATGCGAGAGTTGCAAAAGAAAATAATGAAAATAGTATAGATGAGCAAACCGAATAAACGTTCCAAAGAATCCAGATTAAAGTTGTACTCGTACATAAGTTTGGCAATATTGATCATTGTGATTATGGGTCTGTACACACGAAACGAATATAATTTAAACTATTAATGTATACATGAAATTGGTAATTATCTTGTTCGCATTGCTCGCATTGATACTTGTTTCGACACGAATGTACAGTGGCAACGTTCGACATTATAGCCAAGTGGACAATTCGTATTATTATGTGAATAATCGACACAGTTACAGTACCAAAACTCAAATCGCCAATAAACTCGGAACAATACGAAAAAAGGGTGACCGGTTAATCACCGTAATTAAAAAAAATGAAACGTTAAGAACCCAACCCAATTACAAACGATTGTTGAAAAAATGGCCGAAACTTCAAATCGAAGAACTGAATGTAGAGGGCAAAGAAATATTTGCCTTTAACGTTAACAAAGGGTACAAAATTAGTTTATGTGTTTTAGATAATGACGTAAATGACATTATGTTTGTGTTTTTACACGAACTAACCCACATAATGACCGATGAAATAGGACACCCTCCACAGTTTTGGGACAACTTCAAAAAATTGCTTGAATTAGCAATAAAACACAACGTTTACACGTACCAAAATTATAACAACCAACACGCAAAGTTTTGTAATAACGTATTAGATTCGACACCATTAATTAATAATAATCATTAATTAATATATATAATGCAACAAAACGGTGATCCATTTTGGATAAATGATATCAGTATTCTGTACAGAAACGGAAGACTATATGACATAGTACCCAACAAAAAACACAAAACCATCATAGAAGAATACAACGCTTTCACGCGACTGGTTTTAATTTACGGTGCGCTTGTGTCCTTGTACAAACAAGATCCCAGTTATTTTGTGTGGGCGTTGGTCATGGCCATCCTGGTGAGTGTTTTTGTGAATCATAAGTCCAAAGTCATGGGAAAACCCAAACACACAAATATAGATATCGATACATTCGAACCCAAGCCTATGTGCAGACGTAGAACCATAGAGAATCCGTATGGAAACCTCATTCATCAAGACACACACAATCACCTCGACGTGTGTCCGTTCGACAACGACGACACGGGTGGTATTATACCAGACTTTCCATTGGACGAATGGGACGTGTATGGGAAGAACACTCCTCAAAGGGCCTTCTACAGGCAGCCGAATGTGAATATAGTGAATGACCAAACCGGGTACGCGAAATGGTTATACGGTAGAGATTAAAAATCTGTAAATAATATAATACAATATGCAGTTGAATGAACAATCTCGATTATTTTACGATCAAGACGAAGCGCAATATCATAGAATAAATAGCGAAAAGCAAATCCGATGGTACACAGATGATATTTCTATGAACAAAACGTTACAATACGGAAACGGTTTAAAATCTATAGATGACGATAATAATTTACAACCGAAACCAACGAGACTCAATGAAATTTACGATGTAAACACCGAATTGTTCGGAACGGCTCCGTTAAAATCCAAACATGATGGACCCATAGATATTGAATCGGATCTGTTCCACAGTTACAACAATACCGATTTTAAGAAATCGTTTGTTGAAGAGAATGATTATTTTTCCATGTATAGAAACGATAACGAATACATCAACAAAGGACTGAACCTGTACACAGGAAACGTATATGAAAACGAGAATATACTAAGCAAAAGCACCCGAAACGAGTATAGAAACATGCGAATAAATGAGAATTGTTTTAATTAAAACATAAAATAATATATAGATTCAAATGCAAAACAACAAATTTGCGTCAAAAGAAAATCAATCTCAACAAATTCAAGACTATCTGATAGGTACATCTGTATACAATTATAATGAGAAATCGCCATTTAATTGCACCGGTACTGGATTGTTCCCGAGAAAGGTCAATAACAAAACATACGTAGACACCGAAACATCTTTAATCAGGGGTCAAATTTCACAACCCATTATACAAGAAATCGCACCCATGAAACAAAATAATATTCAACACGAAGAAATGAAAAATGATTTAGGGGTTAGCACAAGAGTGAAAAGGCCGGACAATGTCTTATCTGGTATCACAATCGATCGATTTGAACCCTTAAATAACGAACAAATACAAAAGGTTACACGCGATGAGCCTCGATTTGAAAATTTTGGAGTCGATACTCGAAATGTTTTGAAATATACTTAAATATTTGTTAACAATATATATATAATATTATATAATGGCTGAATTTTTAATATTAGGTGGAATACTCGCTTTTGGGTACCAAATCACACAAAATAACAATGAACCACTTGTAGAAGAAACAACACCGTCCAATGTTCTGTCTGTCGATGTTCCCATGAACGATGTACTAGAGAATCAACAAATTCTTTCACACAGAAAATTACAGGACAATTTTGAATTGAATGTTCGACAACACATGGACAAAGATGAAGTCGTAACCAATTATAATCAACCCTTTTTTAAGAGCGGACGTTCACAAAACACAAATGAAAATTATAAAGACACAAAATTAGGGGTTTTTACGGGGGTTGATAACTTAGATTATCAAAAGAAGGAAATTGCGATGAATACATTTTCCCCTATCGTGGACAGTGGTCGTCCTATTTACGGAAACACCTTTAAACCGGATATGGAACGCTATCAAAATTACGTAGCGCACGCGAATCATAACAACGTAACCCCAATTGAAAAACAATACATTGGACCTGGTCTGGGTATTCCTATTGACCAACCGGCGGCCGGAGGATTTCATCAAAATTTCAGAATCCGACCTGATAATGTGAATGTGTATCGTAAGAACAACCTAAGCAGTCTTCCGGTTCAAGGCAGCAAAATGCTAATCGACAAACCCACGCAGTCACCGAATCTCGAATTTAGTCGAGGTCTCACCGCAGACGAATTCATGAGCATTGGCGAAAGGGGGTTCGACAACGCGCGCTCCGCATTAGACGCGCCCACCGTTCGTTCGGTTCATGACGAAAACTTGAAGGTACAAAACAGGATGATAAACAACAAAGACGTTACAGGAAACGCCGCTTTCGCGGCGGGAACGTACATACAGGGATCGGATAAACTGAATAAGGACACAACCAACACGTTATGTAACTTACCCGTGGGTATTGCGAACGGCGTCTCTTTCGGAAACGGGGGTTACACCACCGAGCAGTACCTGATGGCGGCGAACGACAACCGAGGCATCGCGCAGTGTGATTTAACCAATCTGCAATCCACGAATGCGGGCACCTATTTCAACAATGAACAAGAAATGAATCCCACACTCAGAGGACAGTCCAATTCTCAAGTGACCAACGCGACAAGCATTCACGGCGCACAACACGACAATTACCGCGACTCCCGTTGGTCCTCGCGTCCGACTCAAAAGGAGCAAACCGTCTGCAACGAGTATTCGGGTGTGGCGTACGGAGGGACAAACGCCACCACAGTATACGACGATCCGAACACCATACGCGCGACCCAACGTGGTGCGGCTTCCATTTACAGCAACGATTCGGGTTTCGTATCGGAAGGACCCAGAGGACATTTTGTTCCGGGCGCCGGTTCGTACAGAAGCGCGTACACAGGATCCGACGCGAACACGTATTCCCGCGAATTGTCGTTAGTGTCCAACTACACACCCAACGGAGGCACCCAAACGCACGATAAAATGATCGGTTGTCACGACTTCAAACCGGATTGTTCGAACAACACCATCCAGTCCAATCCTAAAGCGCAAGGTGTGAACAACTTTATGAATACCTGCAATATGGGGTCTACACTCGTCCCAACAAATCGCGTTGAGGAGAATAATCGCGATTGGGGTTACCACCAAGAAGTCGTCAAGAACAACCCTTATATTATCGACATCACCAAACCCCAACAAAACAAAATGTAAATTTTATAAAAAATGTATAATATTTTTTCGTCTCTCAAATCTCAACAATTACACCAATAAAATATTATTTTAAAGAATTTATTATTTTATTGTTGCAATAATGAACGCGAACGTGTACAAAACATTAAAAGAGATGTTGCGCGATCGGGGTTACGATACGATAGAGAGTGAGGACATTAATAGCATTATAGGCAAAAACGTTACCACCAACGAGCGATTGCTTATCTATTTCGTATTCGATATCAAAGTGTCTGTGAAGAAAATGAAACATATCAAGGAAATCGTGGAAAGTGACTCGAATTTCGTTTGTTTGGTGGTCGTGTACAAAGGGTCGATAACCTCGTTTGCAAAGCAATTTATTAGCACCGACTTGAATTTGTATGTCCAGTCCTTTTCTGAAAAAGAATTGAGTTTTAACATCGCCAAACACAAATTGGTACCCGCGCATCGACGATTGTCTAATGACGAGAAAAATGATGTCATGAAAAAATACAAAACGTCCTTAAAAAATTATCCCTTAATATCACACCAAGACGCTGTTTCTAGATACTACGCGTTTGTGCCCGGTGAATTAATTGAAATCACCCGAAATAGTCCGACAGCTGGTATTTATGTAACGTATCGTTACGTTGTTTAATTGTTAACAGTAGCTTAACAGTAGCTTAACAGTACATAAACAAATACGTTATCAACGCAATAAACATTGCCACGAAAACACATCGACTCACAATGTTATTTGTGTTCAGTTTAGGTTCCGGTTTAGGGACAATTTTTGGTTTTTCAACAACACGTGTGTCTACAGTGAGTGGATTTTTTAAGTCATCTTGTGCTTCTATGGTTCGTTTGTCCATTAACAAAGGGTTTTCGTTGGGTGTAATGGGACAACACGAATTGAACAGAAGATTGTCGTTCGTATTATAATCTACTGGACAACAAAGATATCTCATATTATATATAATATAATACATAAAGTTTAACTGTCGTGTTGGGTTGTAACGGTAGCTTTTCGTGACACAACATCAAATATGCCGCAAAACTTGTTGTAATTGAGTCCTCCATAATCGTAATTTCCTTTTTTCGGGTTAAAAATTAGATTGTCTTTTGCGTCGTAAATAATGGGTCCACCTCTAGACCATCCTCGTTGATGGATCCACAAATATCGTGTGTTGGTATTATTCACTACGTTTAAAAACTTTTGTATTACATGATTTTTATTATTTCTTTGCATTTGTCGTTTGAAATAGTCCCATTTGTTTATAATCGATTTTACGGGCACACGGCGTAAAAAGTGAAAATCCGTATGAGTTCCCGGGGACAACACAGCCGCCATTAAATGGTGTCCGCGTTCGACGGGGTTATTGTAAACCGTTTTGTAATTTTCTTCCGGTATTTCTTTCACAAGTTGTCTATTATCACACACGATTCGTTGGATAAATTTTGCACAGTCGTTAAAATCGAAAGACGTGTTTTTCCATTTTTCACATTTGTCACCGGGTCTGGCTTTGTATGCGCGATTTTTGTGATATCCACCTATACGGAATTGCGGCGCCAACGCGAATACGTAACAATTCGCTTTCATTACGTCGGGAATGCCAAACACCCGGTTATTTATAACATGTTTATTATTTAGGTTGGACATTATATGGGGCGCAGCTTTTTCTTATAAAATACACATACATTTATTAATTCAGGACACGAATTTATTCCACTCGTTTATTCAGGACATGCATTTTTATTCAGGACATGCATTTTTATTAAGGACACATGCATTTTTATTCAGGACACGAATTTATTCCACTCGTTTATTCAGG